AACCTGATTATCTGTTTCTGCGTAGTCTAATAGTTGCTGTTTTAATTCTGTATATGTGGTCATGTTGATACTTTAGTAATAGACATATTACTTCCTCCAAAATTAATTATACCACCACTTTCCCAATATTTAAAGCCTTTACCGCCGGCAGCTTCAAATTGATCAATATAAGTAGTTCTATCATCAATTAATAATTTGTTAGCACCACCAAAAGGTCCTTTATCAAAGTTAGTTGCAAAGTCCATACTTACTGGAGCTCGCGCTCCGGTATATCTTGCATTGATCCAAGCTATTTTTTCAGTGTTGTAAGTAGGTCCAGTAGATAAAACTGCCCAACTACCATTTTTAGAAATTACTAAATCAACTAACGCGTCTGCTTCTGCTCGTTTATCAAGATTAGCAAAATAGGCACCACCACCGGCAGCGGCGATCGCTTGAAACTCAATTGCAGGTGTCAAGTCATACCAATCAGGACCAACAGGTAATAAACCAATGTTGGTAGCAAAAGTAGCTATAGCTTGATAATATTCTGTTAAGACTCCATCCATATCTACATAAACAGTTGTAGTTCCTGGGATACAGTTTGCTGTTAAAAAAGCAGTGATTTGATCATTAGGGTTAAAATCAAAAGTATTTGGTGTTACTGCAGTAACTGTATGTCCAGCTGCAATATTAATATCATCGTCTTCTAAGTGAGAAACTTGTGGATAGGTAGGAAAGAAAGAAACAGCTCCATTTATTCTAATAATATCACTTACTTTATAACCGTGTCCTGGTAATGTGACTGTGATTATTTCACTATCAGTTGGGCCTGCTTGTAAAGCGTTATCAGTTAATAATTGTGGTACCGGTGGTTCTACTCTGTCTGGTCGAGCAAATTGTAAGGCTGTTCTGTCACCTCTATGTGTTCTAGCTAGTAGTTGTGGGTGCTTAGATTCAAACTCTGTATAATGAACGCGAGAACCATTCCATTCTGTTACCATTTCATTATATGGAAAGGCTAGACCACTTCTGTCTGAAATTGATAGTGCATTTTTACCTGTAGAAAAACTAGACATTTGGATAATAATTCTGTGGGGTTATGTGAGTACTTGTTGCGGAACCATCCTCAGTTAAAGCTCTATTTAATTCATCTTCGTAATACATTTTTAAATTCTGCACTAAATCAGGTCTATCCTTTTGTGCTAGATAAAAAGCTAACCCAGCAGACATACAAGGAACAAAACGATATGGAACATCAGCTGTATTGCTGTAGCCTCCAACATCATCAATTCTTTTTGTGTAAAACATAGTTATAAAATTAGCGGCGGCAGTTGAATCAGGCGCAGGATATATCGTAACAGTAATGTTATCGATAAATCTTTGTACATAATATTGTGAGGGTCTGCTTTTTGTTAATTTATTAGAATAAGACTGATAAGTACTTCTATCAACTTTAGTTAAACTACTATCTGATTGATCGGTAGCACCTTTATTAGTTCTATAAGCTGTTTCTAAAACATCATCTAAACCGTAAAGATTTACTGGATCAGTAACTGCACTGGTACCATCAGCCGTCGATCTAAAAAATTTATACTCTGCTTGGCCTTCAACTAAATCTATATTAGCTTGTCCTATTTCCCAATAGTGCAGACCTCTATTAGCCCATTCTTGAAACATTATATTTAAAGAACGTCGTGCTGATTTTAATTGATAACCACTAACGCTATTAAGACCTATTCGATTATAGGCTTCCTCAATAATATCATCAATTAAAAATCCACTTTCAAAAGTAGATGTTCCGGATGATGCCATTGAACCTCCTAGTTAAATGTTATTGTAACGCTTGGTGCATTTGTTAAATCTAAATAACAACCTGTCTTAAATCTAATACCACTTCCAGGAACAAAAACACTTAGTCCCTCTGTACCAAACTCAAACTTGTGAGCTGTTCCTGCTGCAGAAGTTCCGTCATATAATATAACAATTGCGTTAGCAATTCCTTCTGCTTGTATAGATGTAACCCTACAAGGTCCCGTAACTAATTGACCATCAGCATTTTGTTGTGAGGTTCTTTGGTCTGATAAATAACCATTACTCATAATATTAATCTCCTAAACATGTGGGGCCGAAGCCCCACATTAATTTTTATTAACCTAAGTTATTATCTTGTGCGTAAACAATTGTAACTCTAGTTGTTCCGGCACTAGTAGCCGCTGAAGTAGTTATTGTTAACTTTATATCAGCAGATCCAGTATCAGACCAAGCTAATGCACCACCAGCTTCTGTTGTCGGTCTTTTTTGACCAACAGCTGTTCCTAGTGCAAAAGTATTAACAATTGTAGCAGCTCCACCTACAGTGTCACCAATACTTAAATTGGTTGCACCTGATGCAGCAGTTACAGAGTCTAAAATAACATCTACTATTTGTGAGTTTGCTGGAATAACCATATCAGTTGATCCTGCAGCAATCGCACCACTTGATAAATCAATCAGGTGAGTTTGAGACATTAATACTTGTCCTGTATTTTTTACGTTTCTGCCGAGTGTACTACCAGCAGTTTCTTTGATTGTTCCGGCTTTAATAGGACCGGAAAAAGTTGTTGAAGCCATAATTTTTCTCCTAGTTATTTTAGTGTAGTCTCTAGGCCGTCGTCTGAGTACGTCTACACTAAAGGGTTATCTCAGTTTATTAGAATGAAGTATACGCTTTTAAATAAAAATATGCAAATAAAAAAGGGGGCCGAAGCCCCCTTAATTAAAGTCTTAAACTAATGCTTAAGCACCTGGAGAACCAAAGATTCCACGAGGATCAGACCAACCGAAGCTGTATCTTTCCCTTGCTTTATATCTCATGTTGCCAGTTTCAAAATCGCCTTCCATAGCGGTTTTAATTGGCGCTCTTACCATGTGTTTCATTCCGTTAGGAACATCAGTTTTAATGAAGAATGCATCGTCATCAGTTAAGAAGTTATTCACAGCATAACCCTGTGGAATCATTCCCATTGATTTCATTGCATTGATATCATTATCAGCTGTGCCAACTCTATTAGCAGACTTCATGATTCTATCAGCTACGAACTGCAAGTTAGAAGGTATAATAAGTTTCATACCCTTAGCTGCAATTTTTAAGCCTCTTTCATCAGTAAGTGAACCAATGTCGATCAAACACTGCTCTAAAGATGTTTCAGAAAGATCAGCCGAGACTAATAATTCATTCACAAAATTTCCAGCAATGGTCGGGTGACCAGCAGCTCTGTTAGCAGTTTGACCAGAACATAATGTTGCTCCGTCGCCACCAACTATGCCAGCCGTAAATGCATTGTTTAATACACTTGCCGCTTTGATCTGCTTTGTGTTAGCCATAGAACGTGCTAATGCTTTCGTATACCGTGTAGAAATTTTATCATACAAGTTATCTTCAACAGCTTCCTCAGTTAGTGAGAATGCTAGTGCAACAGTTTCGTGTTGGTATCTTGCAGTAAAAGTTTCTTGTGCGTTATCGTATACGATTGCTGCACCTTCTGCTTTAACAGATGCGTTTTGGAAACCAGATAACATTACTTCTTCTTCAAAAGCTCTGTCACTGTTTTCCGTGTCGAAAATCTCCGTGTGTTGATTTTCGTATTGTTTGTACTCAAGTCCAAATAATGCATTTAGACCTGGCTCTAGCTCTTTTGCTAGTTGTTGTCTTGATATAGCCATTTTTTAAATCCTCCTGCTATTATTTGTAAACATGTTCAGCAATTAGAACTTCATACAACATATTTGCACCGCCGATTGTGTTTCGTGAAGCATTTCCTGAGAAGCCTACGATACGCACGTTCGCGCCTGTACCTATGTCGGATGCATCAAGTTCCATTCCTGAGATGCCGTTAGTTGTGTTACCAGTGCCTACAACGATATCGGCTGTTCGGCCTATATCGGTCTGTGCAGAGTTTGTTCCTGAATCACCTTGTATTTCAAATACTTGATAAGGGTCATCATAAACAAAGCCTACGCTTGCTTGTCCTGCGACTGATTGGTTTCTGAATGCGGGTTTACCCGTTGAATCATCAAAGTTACATCCCCAAAAAACACCGACGTTAGTAGTTCCAGTTCCAGCTTGTGTTAAAACACCACTGTTACTTGCAATCTGTACTGCGTCGCCCTGAAAAATAGCATCATTTGTGATGTTATATTCAGCTGCTTTTTGAGATGGTCCACTTCCGATTTTTCCAACTGGATTAAAACCCATTGGGCTGTCTATATTAGCCATATGTTTTATCCTCCTTTAGGATTAGTTGATTAAATCAGTAGTTCAAAGATTATTTCTTTGAGCCACCAAAGGTTACACGAGTCTGTCGATCTTGATTGATCGGCATACTTGGATGCTGTTCCCTTAAAACATCGTTTTCTACAGCGTCTTCACGTTCTTTTGACTTATTATTAAAATAAGCTTCACGTGACTGTGCGAGTTCCTCAGATATCCTTGCCAGCACAAGGCCGCCTACACCGATTAAACCTGCATACTTTCCACTTTCGATTACGGGGAAATCTGAATCTGGATATTCGTCTGCTCTCACAAACTCCCAACCGGATCTTAATTTACCAGAGATATTACGTGCGTCGTCTTCGCCCATACTCTCTGCTCGTAACCATCTGTGTCTGAACCCTTCCGGGGCAGGTGGTGCGTCTAATGAAGACGGGGGAGTCCAAACTTTTGGCTTTTCATTTTTAGCCCTTGTTTGACTCACGCGAGAAGTTTTAACAGTATTTTCTGTTTCATTTTTAGTCATATGCTTATACCTCCTTCAGCGATAGTTGTTTCGCATACTCTTCGAGTGGCACACCTAATCTTTTAGAAATTGCGACTTGTGAAGGTGTGAGTTTCACAGTTTTTCTGCGTCCTGTTGTGGCCGGACGTCTGGCACTTGCTACGTTCTGAACGGGTTGCTCAGACGAAGTTGAACTGATCTTATCAAATTTGTGCGGAAATTCAAGTCTTATTCTCTTATCTACTTGCGCATAATAATCATCTGATTGTGGATCATAACCTTCTTCTTCAACAAGGGTTTTATGGATATCAAATGCAGTGTATGTCATTGCATTATCTGAGCCAAACCAAGGGTTTTTTGATGCCCAAGCGTCTGCTTGTGGATCAATTGGAGCTTGTTGTTTAGGTTGTACAGGTGCTTTAACTGGCTCTTGTACAGTTTCCTTTTTAGTTTCTTGGATATCTCTTAGTTGAGCTACTTTAGTTGATTCCATGGCTAAACCAGAAAGTTCGGCTTGAGCTTGTACTTGTCCTTCAATATCTCCATTAGAAATTGCTGTAGCTAGTTTACCTTTTACAGCCTCTAGATTAGTAACAACTCTTCTTTCAAACTCTTTAGTGTAATCAGAATCTAACGTATTAAATCTACTTTTAATTTTTTCGTTTTCTTGCCTTCGTGTTTGAGCAAATGCAATAGCTTCTTCTTTTTGCCTTTCAGCTTCACGCATTTTACGTGTAAGTTTTGCTATTCTTTTTTGAACACCTTCTGAGTATTCTTCCAACTCATCTTTCGGAGCAGTAGACTGCTCATCAGATTCCTTAGTTGTGTTTTCGGACTTAATACTGTCTTCACTAACTTGTTCAACATTTATTTGTTCCTCTACTTCTTGTATTGGTTCAGCATCTAAATTTATTTCAGTTGCTACTTCTTCGCCGTCGCCGACGTCTATTTTTACATCATCTGACATAAGGTTATCCTCCTATTTGTGCGTGCAAGATATCTTCAGGATTATCTATAGTCCCTAATATCTCGTCATCGTTTAACATTCTTATCTCTCCGCCGTCGATCTCCATTCTAGATCCTGCATACCTTGCAAATATGACCCAGTCCTTCTCTTTGCACCATGGACCGGTAGGATAGCGATCTTTGTCTTGATAACAAAGGTCACCCATCTTTAATACGTAGCCACATTGAGTAGCGATACGTGATCGGTCTAAAGTTTCTTGTGCAATAATAATTCCGCCTTCAGTTTTTTCTTTTTGAGCAAAAGGCATAATAAGTATACGCCAACCAGTTGGTTTGGGTAACTTTTCTAAATTTGTTTCTTGAGGTTCTTGCTTAGCTTGCTTATCTTCTTTTTCGTACTTAGCTTCTAATGGGTGTAATTTTTTCTTCTTCGTCATAGTCTTTCGGCTCCTTAGGGTTTAGCAGGTTAGAGAGTTCCTGTGATATTTGATCCAATGTGTGAATCTTACCGCAAATATACTTATAATCGGGCATATTGTCAACCCCTCCATTAGCAAGAACTACAACGTGTGTTTCTTGCTCTCTTTCAAGGTATCTTTGTAATTTATATATTACTGCTATCGGGTCGGTGTCTTGCATTTATCGGGTTCTCCTAGTGATGTCCAAAACTCATCTAGAGCATTAGGCTTTTGTTTACAACATTCCCCCGATTGTCTTTTTTCTTCTGTGTGGCAATCACACGTTTTTTCTTCTTTCATTTTTCTTTCCTCCTTCTGTCTAATAGATTCTTTGTATGAAAGTTCTAATAGTTTATTCTCACGGTCCCAGTATTCGTGGAACTTCACTTCTTCTTCATAATATCAGCTGTCTTGAGTCCATATATTGAAGCCACCACACCGATAAAAATTGATTGGTACCAAAAAGGTAGACTACCAAATTTATCGAAGAACATGTCCAATTTGAATTGGATTTCAGGATCTCCCGAGAAGACCGACCAAATTAATAATAATACTGGAGCTGATACCAGTATTAAAACAAACTCATCTTTATAACCTTGGTCATTGGATTGGCGTACTGACGCCTGATACTCAACTTCCCCCGAGGCCATTTTTTGAGCGTGAAGTAAAGCAGCATCAGACATAAGTATCTTAGCTTTTTGCTTGTTAGCAAATATAGCCGAACCAGTTTTTAATACTGTTGGTAAAAGTGATAACCACATTTATATTATGAAAATATTGCGATTATAATTATTGCAACTACAACGCCAGCGATAACTTTTTTCTTAACGCTTAGTGCAGTCCATTTTGCTTTTAAAGATTCAATCATTTAGATCTCCTTGTTTAAGTTTGTAGGATACTACTATTTTTTTAATCAAGCTGCAAGGCATATCTATAGGCATATCCTGAATCATAACCGCTTGATAATAATTGGTTATATATCTGAGTTCCGTACTCAGTTAAAATAGTTAAGTCTTGGCCCATATTAGCGGCGTTTGCAACATCGTCATTTACTGGTCGACCACCTTTACTTGCTTCTTTTTCTTTTGCTTTATTTAATTCAGCTTCTGATCTATATGCTGCAGCCATTTCTGGATCAGTGAACATATTTCTTGCTACTGCTGTAGCATATTGACTTTTAGTTAAAGAAGCAGCTATTCTATTGTCTTTAAAAGTAACACCTTCTACTTCGCTAATACTATTAAATTCTAAATTCGTTCTGGCATTTATTTTATCTTGATGAGCCTGCATGTCTTTCGCGAATTCTCCTAAATCATTGTAATCAGCTAGCTCTGGTGCTTTGGTAAACGGACCCATAATTCTACTAGTGAAAGATACTACAGGTTTACCATATTTATCTTTTTTAACATGATCTTTGACATTGAAACCAGACGGAAAATTATAGCTGGCATAAGAATTAGTTATAGAGGGGGATTGATTCGCTAAAGCACCAAGACCTTTAATCATGTTCATGGTTGGACTGAAACTAGGCAGACCACCATAATTTACCGACAGCAAATCACCAGCTTTTAAACTCATATCACCTAAAGTTGCCGTTGTATTAGTTTGTAAACCTGTATAGGTTTTACCGGCATAATCAGTTACGGCGCCAAACACATCACCTAGATCTGTAGTCATTGCTTTATACTGACTATAGGTAGGTGCTTTTATCCCCCTCTTGGTGTAATCACTTTTAAAAGATTCATAACCTGCTTTGTCAACCACGTCCACCACACCATTATACATATCTTTTATTTTATCAGTAAAAGATGGTTTTGTTGAGTCTACGTCTGGTGTTTTAATCCCAAAACCAAGACTTAAATCATCCGTTGCATTCACTGATTCTGCATAAGCTTGTCTTTCTGGAAGTGACATTTCACTTAAAGCTGAAGTACCAAGTGTATCACCAAGTGATAAGTCTTCAGTAGACATTCCAAAATTTGGGTCAAATCCAATGTTAGCCAAAGTAGCTACATCACTTATAGAGTCAAAACCTAAGTTTGTACTAAAACCTAAATCCTCACTTGTGCCTATGCCTGTAGTAACCGGAGTACCATCAGGATTAAAACCTAGTTCAGCTAAAGCGGCTGAGTAAGATTCATCTTCACTCATATTAGCTCTTGCAGCTGCAGTTGCATTAAATTGATAACCAGCAAGGGGGTTGTTAGGATCATTTAAATTAAAATCCAAACTGAGTGGTATAAATGTACCTGACCAAACAGCAATGTTATGCAGCTTTGTCAATTATTCTGCATAGGATAATGTTTTTGTTATGAGTTGCAGTATACAGTTGCATAGAGTTACAAGAAATTTACTAAAAGTCAGTGTTTG